CGCCAATAATCATCGCTACGTCAGAACCAACTCGCGGGGAAGTCTCGCCAAACGCCATCGCCCATAGCGCGAATTTCCACGCCATCACAGTTGCGGCGATGAGGTACAGGCGGCGTACCCATCCGCCTTCGTCCAGGCGCGTTTCCAGCCATTCAAATAGTTTAGTCATTTGATACTTTTGTGCGTCTAGTTATTTGGTTGGATTTGCGGACAATGGTATTATTGAGGGACGTTATGCGCCAATTAACCCGTGCGCTTTTAGGTCAACGATAAGCGCACGCAACGCTTGCGATGTGTCAGAGAGCGAAGCATCACCAAAATTAGTGCGAATTTCCGTGCCGGTAGTTGCCGACCAACCTGTGCGCCGACCAGCGACAACCTGCACGTCTGCAACGGCGTAATACTTACCGCTTGGCGTGTTTACATAGGTGCTGGTGCATTGCAAAATCGGGTTGTTGTTTACATACAAATCCACTCGCGTATTGCCATTTAAGAACGAAACTGTGCCGCCCGCGTTCTGCCCAAGCCAGCCCTCAGTGCCGCCGCCCGTTGCCAACGGGAGCAAAAGGGAGTTGGTGCCACTTGTCTTGGACAGCAGCGTAAACGGCGCATTAGATGCGTAGCCACCAGAAAGCAGCGCCCCGTTTAGTCCGTAAAACAGACAGGTTGCATTGGACGCCCCGATATAAACCGTTGCCGCCTTGACGCCAAAAAACATATTGCGAAGGTCGGTCGCGCCGATGTAAATATCCCGCGTTCCGTTGCCGTTCGCTACCACCCCGTAAAAGTAGTTGTCGCAGTTATCCTGGTCGGACAGCCACAACCCCTCATTTGTCGCGTTGCCGTTGGAGTTGATGCCGTGGAACGTGTTGCGGCACGAACCTACCGATACCGCCACCCCGTTCGCCGCTGTTGCACCGTGACCCTGCAAGTTGACAACGGAGTTTTCCAAACACGATTGGAACTTGACGCCGCGCCCCGTAACCGGCGCTTCTCCGATCAGGTTAGCAATGGTGCAGTAGTTCCCGCTGGTGATGTGTACCCCAAAAGCGGTGCCGTTCAATACCCGCTGGTTGGTGATCTGTGAAGCCGTTTGCCCGTCAAACTCCAGCCCGCCGAAAGAGGCGCTACCGCAGCCAGTTGCCGCGCAATCATCAAAGATATTGCCGTGGCCGTATGGTGCCCACAGCACCGCGCCCGCATCGCAATCTACCCCGCGAATACCCGAGAAGCGACTATTGACGCAGTACAGGGCTTTGATGCCGTGAACGGTCGTTCCGGTAGCCGCAGAGCCGTCAAACTTCACATTGCCGGTAACGCCCACGTTTTCCAGCGGGGAGATACAGCGCAACTCTAGCCCCGCATCTGCCGTGGCAAAGGCAATCGGTAGCGCGGTAGCCAGAACTACCGTGTACGGGCCGGAACCGGAGACAGAGCGAACCTTGGAAATGAAACGATACGCACCGGAACCGCTAGGGGTCGTCTTGTTGAACATCAGCCAGCCACCAGCAACTACCCCGCCTATCGCCGACAGGGAAACGGACGTTGCGTAAATTGCCGCGTTGGAACCGAGTGTTGGGGAACTGAGCGTTGATCCGGTGAAGTTGAAAGCGGCATAATCAGACGCGCTGGTGATGCTGATCACAACGTCTTGCATATCCAACTGGATATTGCTGTTGGAGACAGTTATTGCAGAACTTACTTTGTATGTTCCTCGCGGGAAAACAATTACGCCGCCAGTTGACGCTAAAGCGGTGATTGCCGCCTGGATCGCCGCCGTATCGTCTGTGCTTCCATCACCGACCGCGCCAAAATCTTTGACGCTGACAATATCCCGCTCTTTCGCCTGCACAGTACGAGATACCGCTCCGGTGCCGGATTGGAGGAAAGTAACGTCACTTGCAGCCGCGCTGGTTACGTTGCTTCCCGCCGTTATGCCTCTAATGCTCATGGTTGCTGCCCTATGGTTGCAGCACCAGACTGCGCTAGTGCTTCTATCAGTGATTGGCGCTCTCTAGGTGTGGCTTTTTTCATCAGGTCGGCCATGCGCGCCGGATCGTTTGAAAGATCAGCCAGCGCGTTCATCGTCGCTTTTGATCCCTTGCCCTCTACGCGGCGAATGATTGCGTTAGCGACCGTAGCAACGCGGTTGATAAGGTTCGGTTGTGGGATAGGATCGCCAAAATCGCCAACCAGTTTCCGCGTGGCAGACATACCTTTTGTCGCAAGGTCGTTGTACGCTGCGTCGTTTTTCAGGTTGCCCAATACCGCCTCGGCCACTTGCTTTTGCTGTGGCGTCAGGACTTTGCCCAGATCATCGTAAATAGACTGTCCGGTTGATCCCTTGATGGTTCGCGGGGCGTCACGCATGGCACCGGCAAACATTCCGGCGCGGTCGCCGTTTTCCAGTGGGCCTACCAGTTTGTCCTCTAGGTATTGGCCGACTTGCATCTGGTTTATCGGCTTGGACGCGGCGGAAAACTCCGTGCGGGCTTTGTCATACAGCGCGTTTTTCTTGCCCAACCAGTTGACCAGTTCGCCCTTTACTTCGGAAACCAGTTTCTTTTGCGAGTCGCCCAAAGCGCCCTCTCCCGCCTTGCGGAGTCGGTCATCTAGCGACAACTTCACGCCCTGCAAAAACTCGGTTAGATTGGTTTTCGGGTCAAGTCCCTTGGCCTTCGCCATTTTCAGCGCGTCAGGCAGCGCGTCCTTAAAGTAAGGATTTGATGCCAGCACAGCCAAGTCGGGGTCAGCGTTGATCTGTTGCTGATAGGCGGCACCGTAGTTAGCTTTAGCGTCACCAGTGCGTTTACCTATCGCAGCCTCAAGCGTTTGTTTGTCCTTGCCGATAGACTGGATAGCTGCGCGACGTGCAGCCTCTTGCGAGGACTCCAGCGCGGCAGCAGGGGTAGGTTTGACCTCGTTGACCAACTTTTGCAGCGCGGCAAACTCGGCACTTCCAGACGGCACAGACGCTTGACCCGCGTTCAATTTCAGGTTTGGCACACCGGACTGCGCTTGTTGCAGGGCAGCGATTACCTCATCGCGCTTGGTTCCGGCTACATCGTTAGCAAGGCGAACGGCGGTCTTTTCTGGTGCATACATGGGTTCCACCACGTTCCGCGCACCACGGCCAATCGCGTTGGCACCAGCGCCCAATCCTTGCACCGCAGTACCACCAGCAAGGGACGCCAGCAATTGCACCAGCGGGTTAGCGCCTTCTTCCCGAGCGGTTCCACCGGCCAAACCAGAAGCACCACCAGCGGCCAGCGCCATCGGCGCGGCTTTCAACGCGCCACCAGTACCCAAGGCACCGACCGCGCCTTGTACCGTATCGGTCAGCAGGCGTTCGTTAGGCGTTTCAGGGTTGTACGCACCCGCTTTGTCCAGCGTTTGCTTGATCTGGTCATTCGGGGACGGGCCTGCGTTTTCACCAAACAGCGCACGTTTCAGCGGGCCACCTTGTATCGCGTCCAGAAAGGATGCGGGTATCGAGGCGGCACCTTCAAACGCAGCCCGACCAGCAAGGGCGGCGTTACGCAGCGTGTCTGTCGGCTTAGAAAGATCACCCCCTTTCGGTTGCGTTACCGGCTGCGACTGAATATATGCCGCGAGTTTGCGTGCGCCCTCTACGTCTCCTGCGGCGTCCGCATTACGCAGAGCGGTGTAAAGTTGTTCATTGTCCACGCGCCGCACCGTACTTGTTCAGCAGAGCGCCAATGTCAGATGGGACATTACCGGCTGCGTTTGTGTCTTTCGCGCCGCCACCTTCGTACTTCGCCCACAGGCGCTCAACCTCGGCCAATGCCGCTTTGCGACGCTCAACAGGGATAGTGGCATCGCCTACCATGCCAGCCATTTCCTTGTAGTTCTGCGTGTCTCGGTCAGACTGCGGGCCTTCCATGCGCGGCATTTTCGATACCAACGCACCACCTACGGCACGAAGGGCTTGCGCCTCTTTAGCGCCAGAAGGGGTCGCACCAAAGAAACCGGCCACGTTGTCATAGATATTTCCAGCGCCGCTGGCTGTCGGTCGTTCGCCTAGCAGGCGCTTTGCTGACGAAATTGTTTCGCCAAGTCCGCCCATGCTGAACTCGCGTTTGTTTTCCATTTCCTTGCGTTTGGCGTTTACGTCTATGTCTGACTTGGCTTTGTCCACAGCAACGGCGCGGGCATCACGCGGAGCCAACCCACCGACAGGCGGCTGACCAAACTGCACCGGCTGACCGGGCGCTTGTGTGGCGACAAAGGGCTTGCCTGCGGTCGCGGCGGCTATCACTTCTGGCGGGATGCCAGCGGGTTGTGCTGCCGGTTGTGGCATGGCGGGTTGCGGTGCGGCAGATTGTGCGCCACGGATCGCGTCACGACCGGCAATCGCCATCTGCAACTCTTGCTGCAAGCCGCTTGCGTCCATGCCCATATCGGTCGCCTTCATCACCATGTCTTTCAGTTGGGCAATCTGAAAGTCATTCATAGGCGGGCGGGGACGTTCCGGCTTGAATCCAGCAGCGGCCAAGGGTTTGTTATCCGGCCCAAAGCGTTGTGCGCCTGCGGTCAGGGTGTACGGCTCTTGCGACTTCTCGTAAGCCTTGGCGTCCATGCTTACAAGCGGATTCTTCTGCAACAGCGGGCTTGCCATCGCTTCTGCAATCGCCCTGCGCGGATCACCTTTGACCGGCGCAACTTCGTTCGGCGCGTTGCTGTTGCCTTCGTCGTCCACAGCGGTAGGCATTTGGACGCCAGGATCACCCATGCGGGTTTTCTCGTAGCCCGCCATCGCCTCTGCGACTTTCTTCTGGTTCTCGCTGGCAAGTCCGGCCAGTTCCTTGTCGGCTTCGTCCAGTCTGCGGTTGCCGAAATACATCTTCGCCACTTGGGCCAAACCCTCCCAAGGAGAGATAGGCACAGCCAACCCACCAGCAGCAACGCGGTTAGGGTTGATTGGCGTCATGGCTTGTTCAACCATTGCTTCCGTCACCTTGCGCTTCCGCTTGGTGCCAAGCATCTTTGCGGCTATCTCGGGATCAATCCCCGACGCCTGTAAGCCGTACAAATCCTCGTTCATTGCCGGTATCCAACTCCGAACAGTCCACCAAGCGGACGGAAGCGCGGCGTAGACCGCTGTGCAATCGCGTCAGAAACCATGTCTTGTGGGGACAGGTAATCCAGTTTTGGCGTAGTGGATTGACCACCACCAAACGCACCGTTAGGCCCGTAAGTGTTCGGCTGCGTGCCACCGAAAGTCTGCGGGGTGAACGCGCTGTTGACAGTCGGCATGGTCGTGCCAACCTCGCCCAATGGCTTTGGTGCGACAGTCGTTGGAGCGGCGGCGGGCGCAGCGGTGCCGGGATTGCCCATGTTGTACATACCACCCGGTTTCCAGTTCGGGTTGTATGTGGTTGCCGGTTGTGCGGCAGGCGCAGCACCAGTAGCGCCCGGTTGCAAGTTGCCAAAAGCCCCATTGGGGCCGTAGATATTTCCAGCCATTAGTGAAGCCTCCCAACGGTTTCTCTGTTGAACTCGTTAATCCGATCCAAACCAGCGCGGATAAAGTCTGCCGTCCGGTCTAGGCTTTGCAGTACCACGCCATGAAGTGAGGCGGGCAATGCGTCCAGCACCACACACAAATCCTTGCTGTGGTCCATGTCGTGTTCGGCATGGAATCGCAGCGTTTTCAGTAATGCCTTGCCGTGTGCCTTTTCCAGCGTGTTCACGTTCGCCAGCGGCATCGGGTTCATTTCCAGCATTGCCATGTAGCCCAACAGTGACGCGGGATGGACGTACAGCACGTTGTAAAACTGTTCGCCTACCATGCCCCTTGCATACGGGCTAATTGCCATTTCAGCGGCGTCTATCCCCTCTGTCAGCAGATCAGCGCGCAGCCATTCCGCATGGCCCTTTTCTTCGTCGGCGTGATGCGTGAAATACTTTTTCAACTCGCCATCGGCAAGGTTTCCAGCCAGTACGGTTAAGTCATGACTTGCGACCATGTACTGATAGCAAAACAGCAGGTTCGCCAGAAAGACGTTCTTATCCAGCAAGTCCAGCGGCGGCATGGGCTTCTTGGCGATTTCCTTTTTGATGCGCTTGGAAAACATCAGAACATCATGGCCGCAGCAGACATGGCGGCACTGGTCGTTTCGTTGTTGCTGGCAACCTTCTGGTTGTATGCCTTTGTGTCCGCGCCATCCTGCGCTTGGACGCCAGCAAACAACGGCGCGGGAGCAACAGTGGAGTTCTGAGCGTAGCCTGGAGTGGCAAACTGGTTGTTCACTTGGCTACCGCTCATCAGGGCGGTAATCTCATTCAGCGGGGTTTGGCGGGACGTAAGAATTTCCGCAATCGCGTTTTTACGGGCATCTGTACCCATGCCGAACTGACGTTGCGCTTCTTGTCCGGCAGACAGTTCCGCTTGGTTCCTTGCGTCCACACGTTGACGATCCAAGCGCGACATTTCCGCGCCGAACGCCTCGGACGTAACCGGAATACCGGCAGCAATCAGTTTGGAACGGGTAGATTGCTCCTGACGGCCAATGTCCTCGTTGGAGCGGCTCATCATCGCGTTAATGACGTTGTTGCGAACCTGATCCGCATCACCGGGCGCAGCAGGAGCGCCGGACAGGTCAAGGTTTTGCCCAATAACATCGCCAAGCGAGCCCGCACCACGAAGTCCCAATTGACCAAGGGACTGACGCAATTGCGTGTTGGTATCGTAAAGCGCCTGCTCTTGCGGACTAAAGGACTGCGTGAGAGTCGGCGTGTCGCCATCCCATGTGACCGTTTGGGTGCCGGTCGGGCTGATGACATTGGGGTTGTTCATGCGCCCTTGGGTGCGGGCGGCGTCTATATTTGCCTGACCTTGTTCTATTGCGGCTCCCCTATAATCGGGAGTCGGGGGCGGCGCGGGGCTACACATAAGAATATCCTGATGGGATTAATCATGTGCGCTGTCGGCGCGTACTAACTACCTAGATCATAGGCATTTTCTGCTTGGTTGCCCGTCTGTAATTTGCTTGCTGTACTGCTTCGCCACTTGCTTGAAACCCAAGTATTCCAATATCCGGCCTGCGGCGTTGGTCATTTTCGCGGTCATGATGACTTCCACCGCGCCACGCTTGAACAGGTCATCTTGCACATAGTTGTAGAAGCGGATTGCGTTCCGGCCCTTGCGAAACTCGGGCAGCAGAAACCATGTATCTTCGGTCGCAATCAGTTGTTGCGTGTGCATCGAGGGAACAAGGTACATGGTCGCGTAACCGACAAGCTGGCCGTCTACCCTGGCGGTGTACTGGAACAGCCATCCCGCCTTGTCATAGGCGTCATAGCGGTGAAATTCGGGGCAGAACGGCTGTCCGTGACGGTACATTTCCGTTTCCTGCCAGTGGGCTTTTGCGAGGATCATGATTTGATCCCAACAGTCAACCAGCTTTTCAACGGCGAAGATCAAAGCCCGAAACCGTCCTCGTAGATATAATCAGTACCTACCCATTGCAGCGCCGGAACCGCGTAGAAGTTGATAGAAAACGTGAAGTATTTACCCGGCTCAGTCGGCGGGGAAAGCCATTGCTTGTTTAGCCCCTCGTTCAGCAGATAACGGTCGGTGCCGTCTTGTACCGGCGAGTCCCAAGGGGTAGGGAAAGGCCCGTTCAAGTTGGAGAACGTCAGCAAAATAGCGTCGTTTGACAGTCCTGAATAGGTTGTTGCGTGAGGGTTCTGAGCCAGCAAGCGCAGCATTTTTACCTTCTTGCCGCCAGTTTGACCAATGTTGCGGTAGGACGGCATACAGGTTCCGACTACCCATTGAGAACTTGATTGGTAATCAACGCGGTCAGAAGTCCACGCCTTGACGGTTTTGGTTCCCACAACAAAATAGAGTTGTTTGGACAAAATGCCGAAACACTCCGCTTCCCACGAACTAAATTGACACCAGGCCTGCGTCGTTGTGTTCATCACAAACTGTAAGTGGCCTGTGCTGTCCTCTACAAACGGGCAATTGACGATCAGCGCCGATTCTTTTGGGTAGAAGATAATTTCCCAACCGAATATGCCACCATAAGTCTTTGCGCGGTCGCGGAACGCACTTTCAATCTTGTTGGACAAGGCAAATTTGCTGTCATTCACCACGCCAGTAAGTGCGCTGGAAAGCGGGATAACCCCTTCTTCTGTCAAAATCAGCACGTCGCCGCCGTACTTGCACAGGCAACGCCTGCCCAAAGGCTTGCCTACATAGTAGGTTCCGACCTTCTCCCAAGTGGCTGCGGAACTTGGGTCTATGCCCTGATAGACGATTACCTCGCCTTCGGATGTGACAAATACCGCCCGGTCATCCGATCCGTCACCGCCGTCATACGTCCAGTTAATCATCGCCATGATGTAGCCACCACGCGAAGCCACCAGCGACAGGTCAAACTTGGTCAACGCACCGCCAACGGCTCCAGAGGCGAGATACCAGACATTCAGGGTGTCTACTTGGGCAAACCACAACCGGCCCTGATAAACCATCGGGGACACTAGCGTTGTCGTGGTAACGCCGGTCAGCGCGGGAACAGAAACTGCATCTACTGCCGTCCAAGCCGCTCCATTGTAGTAAGCGGGCTTGTCTACCCCGTTGCACATAATCAGCCAGTTACTTGTGCCGTCGCCAAACATACAATGTTGGTGTTTTCCGTTTGTTCTGGCGATAACAGCGGCACCTACCGCGCCTGCGGAACTGACGTTATAGATTCCTGACGATGTGGCGCAAAACAAATCAGTGGAGCCGTTTAACCCCGAGTAGGTAGCAAGGGTCTTGCCATTGCCCGTCATGCCCGTAGCGTGGTTTGCGGAGCCGCCACGGACGTTTACAGAGGTCGCGGACGGGAACATATCCACCATGCGGATCGCGTCGTTGGCCTTCATATCCAGCAACGAGTCGCGGGCGTTCCATCCGCCAGTCGGGACGGGTGCGCTTTTTTCGTTGGAGATTTGCAGGCGCAGCGCCGCCTTTGCCAGCAGCGGTTGACGCTTCACGGACTAATCCAACTTCCAGCCGGGACGTAGATGCCCGGAGAATTATTCAACTCAGGCGACATATTCAGCCTTGGGCGCGGACGCTCTTTCGACAGGTACGTTTCCACCTGTTTCTCATAGGTAGCGAACAATTCCGCGTATTCCAGCCCCTTCTCGCGCATATAGCGCCAGCGCAAGCCCTGCATAATCAATTCTTCGGGCAGCAGCATCGTATCGGCGTCGGCAACGAAGTATTGAACCTTTGTCGATGCGCCGTTGAGAATCCATGCCTTGCTCATGTACTCGAAATACCACGACAGGCCAGCAGTCGGGGTCGGGGTAACGAGCAGGTTCCCGCCCCTCAGCCGGTAGCGGTATGGGGAAACAGACGAGACGGTAGCTTTGATCGCCTGCCAATCGGGGCCATCAACAGGGAAAACGGGGAGTTTTCCTGACCGATCCCAAATCGTGTCGTTGACGATAAAACGGTAGCTGGTCGGGGCAATGGTGGTAATTGCGCCCTGATCCTCGGCGGCGGTCGTGGTATGGCTGGCTTGGAGGGTCAGCACATTCCACGAACCGCGCAACGCCAGGTCGTTCCCTTCTTCTTCCAGCAGGCGCAGGATTTGCAGCACCGCGCCGTTGGAGTTACCAACAACGGTAGATGGAACAGGGAGGTTGTTCCGCCCGCAGAAGTATTGAACGACCGTCAACAGCGACATATCAACCCTTCAACCGCTCACGAATCGTTTCAGGTTTCATCTTGTGATGCGGGGCTTGCCCGAACTTTGCCGTGTACTGCGCCACAATATCCTCATCCTCGATCAAATCGCTCGCTGTAATTTGCTCTGGCACTGTTTCATGTGGAACTTCGCGGTTCACCTTTACCGCCGTCATCAGTGCTTCCACCTGCTTTTGCAGCGTTTCCACCTTGATCGACAGTTGCGCGTTTTCTGCCTTGGTCGCGGCTATTTCCATCGTCAGCGGGCCTTTGTCATTCAACTGAGAAAGCCACGCTTTAGCCTTGGTTTTCAACTCCACCGCGCCCATACCAATACGGCTTTGCCCTTCGTCGTTAATCGCGGCCAGCGTTTCAACGGTCAGGATGTTCATGCGGATCAAATTCTGCTGCTGCGCGGGAGAGATAACGCCCCATCCAAGGATAGGGGTTCCATCAGGCGGCAATTCCTGCCCGTTGCGCCATGCGTCATACTGCTTTTTGTACTTCGCTACCCACTCGGGATTGATGCGCCCTTGCTGCCCGTCCAATTCCATCTGCGACAGCCAGGTAGTGACTTTCTGCTTGAAAATGTCTTTCGAGTACGGAGCCGTTACCAGTGCGTAATCTACGTCAATCGCCACATAGCGGCCCTGTTTCACTGTCTCGGCCTTGTTCTCCACCGCCACACGCTCAAAGCGCACATACGGGGCAATTTCCTTGCGTTCGTTGACTTCGTTTACGACTGACATAGTGTCTCCTTAAAGAAAAAAAGGGAGAGCCTGAATTGGCCCTCCCCTCTTAGTGCCACAACTACCGATTAAGCAACTGCGGACGAAGTAGACGGACGCATAATCATTCCTGCGCCATACCCCGTATAAGTGCCGGTAAGGGTGATTGTGCCGGTTGCGGTCGAGTTCTTATCGCCAAAGGTGCCAATCGCGGAGCCGGTCAAGATGGTGCGGCCATCGGAACTAAGTCCGGCCACAACGGTAGAGGCCGGGATGCCCGTACCAGACAGCGCCATGCCGAGGAAGAACCCGTCATATCCGCCAGTGGTCAGAACGCCCGTACCCGTGGTGGTGCCAGCGGTAACGGTCGTAGTGGCAGTAGCCGCTTTCAGGTTGTGAACGTTCACCATGCCCTTGAGCGTCGAGTACGCGCCGATCATGCCAGCCGAACCGATACCAACAGCGGCGTCCGCAGCTACGGTTGCGGAGGTCTTGTAAACCGCGCAACCGGAGATTTGAATCCAGCCGTATGTGCCGGATGCCATCGGAGCCATTGCCACGCCAAACGGCGCACCAAGAGAAGCGGTGCTTGGCAGCAGAGTTCCCAAGAAGGTCGGGAACGTGCCGACAATAACCAGCGAGCCTTTGATAATCGCGTCGTTGGACTTGATGTACATGAACTCGCCATAACCCCAATACGGATCGATCGCTTCAATCACCGTACCCAACTGCATACGTTGGGTGGTGTCTGGAGTGAACCAATCGTTGAATGGGGTCGGGCCAGCAAAATTGAGAGGTGCAAACATTTTTCTTTCTCCTATTAAGCGATGACAACGCCCTGTTGCTTGCGGTTAGAGCAAGTCAGGTTGCCCATCCAGAGGATTGGAGTTACGGAGCCGTCTTGGTTGACCGGGCGCATTTCGTCCATGATTTCCATATCGGCGTCTTGGTGTACGACCAGTTGCAGATAGTTGGTGTTCAGGAAATACATATGATTTGCCGGAATGCCCGAGTTGCCATCGAACAGCACGTCTGCGTTCTTGTACTTGAGAGTCACAAAACCGCCGTCTGCCGATTGTGCGCCGGAATAACGTTTCAGGGTGGTTTGCGATGCCTCGAAATACGAGTAGTAGGTGTTGTCAGCAACGATCAGGTCAGGTTGGTCATCCGGGCCGCGATCAAGAGACAGCCACAGCGGTAGCATCAGGCCGTTTTCAATCGTGGTTGCCGAAGGGGTCACCGAGTTAACCGAAGCGTCAAACACGGTGTTCTGCCAGAACGCCCAAGTGCTTGCGTCGATGCCACCAACGGTGTTGGTGTTGGTATCGGCAACAATGGCTTGCAGGCCGTTTACTTGGTTGGTCAACGAACCAGCGGAGTACAAATCGCTGGAGAAGTTGTTGTTGAAGGTGCGGATCGCGTTCTTGATACGGGCTTTTGCCAGATTGATAATCTTGCTGTCGCCCGAGTTGATACGCAGTTCGCGGCCAGAGGCAACCACGTTGATTGCGATCTGACGCCACTGGTACTCGGCAGCGGAAATAACGTCCGACTGCGAGATATTCAGCGTGTCCCAATCAGAATAACGCTGGTAGGTCGAGTTCGCTGCGTAATCCAGCGGGGTAGCGATAGTCAGGCCACCATCTTCTTTCAGATAGTTGCCCTTCTTCATGATGTATTTCAACAGCGCATTGCGATTGGACAGGTTGTCCTTAATCTCTTTGCGGTGCTTGCGGAACGTGGTCGATACCAGTTCCGTAAAGGTGCTATTTGGGGATGCCATGATTGCTCCTTACAGTGTCAATTGGGTCTGGACTTAATTTCGTCCAGTGTCGTTTTCAAACCGTCCTGCCACGATCCCAAAGGTTCTGTCGGAGCCTTGCTGGATTCCCTGCTGCGGACATTGCCGCGTGACGCTTTTTGCGCCCTTTCAGCCTCTTCCTTGGCCTTCGCTTTAGCCGCCTCAAGTCGGAGTGTCGCTTCCTTCTCGATCAGCTTTTCACGGGTTACGGGATTAGCCCATACTGCTTTCTGGTACGCCTGCGGCAAATCCATTCCGAGCCTGATAAGTTGCGTAATATCTTCTGCACACTCATCGAAATACTCGTTCGCCGGGTCTGACGCAAACGCATTTACTTCACCACTCACCTTTTCCAGAGTTTGTTTCTGCTGGTACTCGGCGGTTCTTTGCAATACCGATTCTAGGTTATTTACTTTCTGCAATAGCGGTGTAATTTGCGGATCGTACTGACTTCCCTGCTGTTGGGATTGCGGCGCACCGGCAAGGTCAATCCCGTAGCTTTGGGCAAGCTGCTGCAACATCGCCCTGCGGGTGTCCATATCGCCCGTCGCCAAGCGATGCTGTGCGGCCAGCAGGTATTGCGTAGCCTTAATTTCGTCCAGCCCGTTTTGCTGCAAGAAGTCCTTGTAGGGTTCAAACACAGGACGCAGTTTTGCGCCAAACTCGTTGTGCGTCTTGTACTGGTCAAGCCCGTCCAGCATTTGCTTTTCGCGCTTTTCGACATATTCCTGAATAGCGGGGTCGAGCTTTCCCCAATGTTCGTGATAGTCCTTGGCCCATGATTTCGGCGGAGCGCGGGTAACGGGAGCCTCAACAACCGGCGCTTCCGCTTGAATGTCCGGCGCAGCATCAGGCAAATCGGGAGAATCATCAACGGCGGGTTCGTTGGAACCAAAGCCCAAGTCAGCGGCAATGTCAGCGGCGGCGTTGTCGATATTGAAGTCGGGTTCCATGCTCATGCGGTTTGCCTCACTATGTCAGCGGTTACGCCACCCTGTAATTCAGCGGCAAGTTTTTCCTGTTTGCGGGACGGCATTGCGGCTATCTCGCGCTCTAGCAGGGAGTCAACAGACTGTTCCAGCCGTTTCTCGTCGGCCTCTACGCGCCTGGTGTAGTCCTTACGCATTTCGGGGTCGTACTCCACACAACCGGAGCGGGCCAGATCATCACGACGAGCGGCCATGCTGGTAATCGGTCGCCCGTCTATCGGGGAGTCGTAGCAAATGTCTTTGATGCCGAAAAACATCGGAATATCAAACGTGCGCTTCCCGGCGTCAAAGTCCTGTTTTTCTTTCCAAGCGGCAGCGGCTTCCGGTGTTCCCGGCGCGTAGCCCCATTGCAGCAGGTAGGTCATTTCATCAGAAACCAAGCCCAACCCTCTTGTTAAATGGCCGAATAAGCCCGCCGCCCGTTGCAGAGTTAGCGCCGCCCGGTGATGCGGCATTTACGGTCTGCAACGCAAGGCTTCCCCATCCGTCCGTAGTCACGCCCACGCGAACGTTAAACGAGGTAACGCTCGGGTCAGCAACGTATGAGCCGTCTGGATTGATTGTGACCAGCGCGTTATCCCACTCCAACTGGTTGCCAATCGCCAGATCAGCAATGGCTGTGATGCGGTAATCAGCCGTGCTGTTTACGCTGGTCAGGGTGACGTATTCATATCCGGCTGGCGGCTGGAATCCGGTCAGGGCATATGGGTCGCCTGAAACGCCCGCTGAGTCCGTGACCACCGCATTGACAGCAACGCCATTCAGGTTGACGCCGCGATCAGCGGTATAGGTAATGCTGGTATCTGCCCATGCGGTTTCAGTCTGACCCGTGCCGCCAATGCCCAGCGCCGCCGATCCGGTTTGACTCGCGCCAAACGCTGTGCCGGTAATCGTGTTGCCGGTACTGAGGTGGACAGGATTAGCCGTGCCGCCTGTAATGGTTGGGCCAGCCGCCACCGGATCAGATGCGTCAAAATCATCCAGATAAAACGATGACGTTCCACCCGTGTAATAACTGCCGATACCCGCGTAGCCCTTGGCCGTCACTGCACCAGTCGCGGGGCCAATACGCACGGTCCCACCTATCAGCACAGAGATTGCTGTGCCGACCATGCGAAGCATTACGGTTTTCGGTGAGCCGTTCGGATCGTCACCGTTGTAGTAACTACCAAGCTGCGAGACTGTATTGGCGCTACGCTGATATAAAACCCAGCCTGACCCGCTGAGATACTTAACGTGATAGCCGTCTGCGTTGTTCGTGGAGAGTCTGCCAGCGGGGCCGATGGAGTCACTACCTGCCGCCCGATTGATTACTACCGTTACATCGTAATCGGCGTTCGTGGCCTGAGCGGCGTTCCAGTAGTGCATCTGCCACGTAACGCCCGCTGTTGAGCAGTACACGCGATTGGTGCCGAGGACGAAATTCGACCCGCTGCCACCAGCGATCTTTGTCCAACTCGCACTGTACGTTTCGAGTACGGTGCCGTCTGTCCCGGTGAATGAGTCGGTAGCGAAGGACATTTAAGCCGCCCATCCAGCGTAGTAGTCCGCTGGCACTTCGTTACCAAGTTGCTCCCAAATATATTTGGTGAGCGATTGCGCGGTTCCGCCGATACTGTTGCCGGTACAGAAGCCCCGCGCGCCATTCGCTGCCGTTGCAAAATCGGCCTTGATGCGCGCCTCGTTCGGGTACGGCCACAGTGCAGTTGTTCCTAATGTGTCCCTGTCCGCATCGCCGTAGCGCGAACCATCTGCGCCGTAGCAGTACATGATCGTCGCGCCAATGTCTGCGCCGCTCAGGCCGGCGTCCTTCAACGCCGAACCGGACTCAATCCGCACTGGATATTTCAGGCTGGCCGGCGTGCCGTCAGCAGTCGGATTCGCAGTGAACACACCCACAGTCGGCGTGGTCTGGTTGTAGAGCGTCGGTGCGCCATAGGTCGACGTATAGCTTGGCTGGATAGCCGAGTTCAGGCCGCGATTGAAATTCTTGACAAGTGTATTGGTGACCGACGTACCCGGGCTCGTTGGTGCAACCCGAATGCCATCGCCAGAAGTGGCTGCACTCACACAAGTAATGCCGTTCATCACAACCGGGCCAGTCGCGCCAACGTTCACGCCACCATCTGCGGCTGTGACACACACGAAATTGTTAATCGTCCACGTCGTTTCAGCCGGAATCACGTCGTCTGCTTCAAAGTTCAGCGCGTTATCTTCGCTGGCGATGGACATGCAACCGAGCCACTTGTTCAGACCTAAATACTTGTCAGGCTCACCAGGTGTATGCTGCGCGGTTGCAAAGTCCGCGTATGGATAATCAGCATTCGGGCTGGCCGCCAGCAGCCTGTCAACCTGAATCATGTTCATCACTGAACACTCTTGCGAGTCGTACACAGAGAAGCCGACGTTTGGATTACCGGAGCCAGTACAAGCTACCGTGCCGCAACCATCACCCCTAACAACAACTCGACGCCATGTGTTCTTGCTGGCTTGATAGTTGATCGCAATGATGCGTTCGCCCGTTGCCCATATCCAGCAGTCCTCAACCAAGTTGTACTGCACGGGCATCGCGTGATCGGAAGTGCCAATACCAAACACGCCGTCGAAGGCGATGTTTTTCAGCGAGTTGTAACTGCCATTGAAAAGTGATCCGCCGCCCGTAAATTTGCAGCCCCACACTTCGATGTAGTTGTCGGCCCGATTGCTGCGCCCAATAAAGAGCGGCGCACTGACAATTGCCGCACCATCGTTTACCGCTTTGACGCGGGTAGAGCGTGCGAGGCTGACGCCTGCCGGAATCTGTGCGGAATTAGCGTCGTATGTCGCGGTGTCCCAATGGATGACGCCAGTACCCGCCGCAACACTGTACGTTCCGTCCATCAAATACAGTTGATCGCCGGATGCCATCGCGGCGAACACGTTGGCGAAGGTTTTCTTGGGCGCACCGGAACTTAATCCGTTATTAGCATCGCTTCCAGATGGCGAAAGATACCAGTCCGTCCCGCCCGACCCCCACGCGCTTGGAATCGGCTTATCACCGTTCGGATACGCTGAATAAAGGTTGCCGTCAAAGGACGGGGTGATAACCCAGTTCTTGGCTACCGCGTTCTTGACAGCCATTATCGCGGTGCGTAATACGCCACATTAAGAACTGCGCTGGCGGCGGTTTCAATAAACCGGATCGCAGAAAGGTCGCCGGAATATGGGTATGGATCAGCATCAGCGTTCAAAATCATGCCTATTGACGCCGTTGGGTCTGTTCCATCATCGCGCCAGCGAACGTCCTGACCAGTAACTTGCAGCAGCACAAGGCTTGCGCCCGCCGGGATAGTTGGAAGCGCAGTTGCCGCGCTAATAGTGGTGTCTTGGGCGTAGCCAAGCGATTTAAATCCGATAAGGTTCATGGTTGTTACCTTCATTGTTAGTGCAACATCAGCCATTCGTCGTCGTCAGCAATAATCTGTTGACGCTGATACAACTCGATCAATTTGGAGAGTGCTACTGCATCTTGGTACAACGCGCCCCAATTGACTTGTTCCGGCACCTTCAATCCGTCTTTTGCGTATGGACGGACAATCTTTGCTGCTTCTTTCTTTACTGACTGCTTTACTTCCGGCTCTGTGAGTTCTTTGTAGTAATCCGCAACTACAAAATCAACGAACTCGTCTAGTGTTTGCTCTTTCTTTCGTTTTCTTTCGCCCCACCAAACCGTAGGGTGTCCCGCTCCACCAATCGGAATATCGACCGGTGGAGTTGGTGGGACAACTGCGGTAAGTGCGAGTAAAAGTGACACACTTTATTCCCAACCGTACACAGGTGTGATGCGATGAACCACAGTTCCAGAGGTGCCGACCGTGCCGATGTGACGAGTACAAAGTTGAACAAATTCGCCCGGATTCACGAATACTGGAGCGTCACCGAAATCGACAAAGTTTTCTTGCTGTGCAATTACGGTGCTGACTGCCTGCGCTGCTGTAATGGCTTGGGTAAACGGCAGCGCAATGCGGCGCGGAGCCTTCGTCGTTGCCGCCTCGGCTGTGGCCAATGACACCGCTGTGTGCCCGAACGCGAGGAACCACTCTGCGATGTACGGCCCGCCAACAAGAACGGTTTGGACATAACTAGTGAGATACATGCCGCGCAATACAAGGCGGCGCCCTTGGACGTTTGCCGTGCCAGCCGGCACCTGATACGACATGATGATGCCGTCGGTGTTGACCGCAAGTGAGATCGTTTCCCAGAACGTGCCGCCGAGCCCTGAGCCCAGTGCAGCTGTGGTGGTCGTCGGCACTGCCGCGGTGACGTTTGCTTCGTTACCCGTTGTGATCGTGCCGGTGCGAGCCAGCGTGCCTAGAGTGCCGCCAGACAGACCTTGGTAGCTGCCGTAAATGCGAGCACCCTGTGTGCCGGGGTCGGTCGTAAGATTGGCGCCACCGAGCCGTACGTTGTACGCACCCAGCGATGCCTGCAGAACGCCGCCGGCCGCGCCACCAGTGATGCGGTGCTTCAGTGCGAGCGGGAGCCCGGCTGCCATTTGCATACGACCTTGTGCGGCGGGCAACGGAATGGTTCCAAGCAGTTGCAACCCTGTTCCGTCGTTTACCCAGAAACGAGCGCGGACACCGCCAATGAATACGACAAACTGATACCGCTTCGCGTTGTCGTACACCCACACCCCGGTTCCGTCTGCCAGCGGGAAAACACCCGTGCTGACTTCGGCGCCGTTGAAGCTCGCAATACCCTGCAAGCCCGACGAGTTCAAACGGAAGAACACGCCGTCGGTCGGTGCAACAGTCTGGGCACCCGGGATCATCAAGCCGAACTCGATGAAGCTGTTCGCCTGTGGCTGCGCGCTGAATCCGATTTCAAAATCTGCTGCAAGCGTTTGCGTCCCGGTGGTCGGGAACTGGGCGTACGTCTGGAACACTGTGCCGGTCGCCGTGGTAGTGATCGACGTTCCGTTTGTTGTGAGCTGGCCAGCAGTCCACGTGTTCGTCATCGTGGTATTGGAGTAGCTGTGCTTACCGGTGTTCTGCGCGGTGTAGTTAAAAGTCTCGTCGTCAAGCGTCAGGTCTGGGGCAACTCGTATCCGCCCGTCAACATCAACGTCAGGCGAAACCAGTGAAGCGGCTCCGGTAATGTGGCCGGCATCCGACTCAATGAACATCCTAAATGCCCCGACGTTTTGCGGGTTTTCGGAAGCATCAATTTCGGGGATAATTTTGAGTTGGCCGCTAGAGTTAACTTCTGCGCCATTCCCGCTTGTGCTGCCTACAATTTTTGTATCAAGTGCCATTTAGTCCACCCATACCCAACGGACAGCAAATTTGCCCGTCAGCTTTTCAGTTGATCTTGCGTAAATAGTGAATCCATCACCCTCTACCGGAGTCCCACAAGACAGCCCAG